TTGTAGCCGTCATTCTCATAGAGTCTTTGATCATCAATCTGTCTGAGTGCATAGCCTATTCTCACGAAGCTCTGCTTCACTCCTATAAGCTCCTGCCTCAGTTTCTGTTTCATTTGCACCCAGTCATCGAGTGTCATCTGTACGTATTCCATATATCCTCCTATGCCATGAAGTGTATCTTCACTGCCTGTTCCATTGCTTCCAGTATCTCCTCGTCACTCATTTTCTCCTCCATTGTCTTCCTGCTCTTTCTCTTTTCCGTCTTCTCCGAACCTTTCCCTGCCTATCCGGTTGTACTCATTAAATATCTTCTGGAACTCCTCGTCCCATCTTTCTCCGTGACCTGCTTCCTCGCCTGCTGCTACATGAGCCAGTTCATGTGCGAATATCTCCGTCGCATCCGTGATGCTCAATTCTGCGCTGATTGCGATGACCGGTATTTCTCCTTTGTTGAACTGTGTGAACCCGAACGCTCGATTTCCTTCATCGTCTTTTATGTTCGGCTCAATGCAGGCTTTGTATTTCTTGTCTGGATAGAGGCCCCGAAAAGCCTCATCCAGAATCGTGAATGGTGAATTTATAAAAATCATGTTTTTTCTCCTATGCTGAATATGCTATAGCCATTGCCGGCATGCCTGCTGTCCTCAGTGTTCCTGTCACGAGCATTCGTATGTACCTGTTGAGCCACTTCTGTATGTTCTCCTGATCAGGCTTCTTGTCGTGGGCTCCGTACCACTGCAGTATGTTCGGTGTTGTGGCTTCAATTTCGACAGTGACATACTGCATATTCGGTGTGTCCTTGAATCTCAAGAAAAGTATGTATGTCTCTCCTCGATCGTGTTTTCCTAAGTAGTTATCTCCTCCCACACAATGATGAAGTACTCGCCCCTCTGTTACTATTTCCTCTGCTGACTTTGCCGGTCTGATGATGTATGTATCATCCTCGTAGTAATATTTATTTCTCAACTTTCTGTAGCTGTATCGAATGTTCGGGAAACGCGCCGCAACATCTTTCAGACGCTTGTCTATTTTTTCTTTGTTGACCTCTTCCACCATCTTTTCGTGGGCTTCATCCAGGTCATGTGGGAACTGATATACCGTGTTGGTCAGATCGTAGCCTCTGTCTTCTCTCATGCTAAGATAGTCAGCGTATGTAGAGGCCATGTGTCTGATTCTGTATACTGACCGACTGCAGCCTCCGTAATCACAGCATGCATATTTCTTTATGCGGTTTAAAAATTTCTGCAATGTCATGTATTTTTCTGCGAGCACGACCTGTGTGTATGTGAGTCCGGTCTCTGCCAGCTGCTGCACCTGTTCATCTGTCCAGTTTTCCGCGAGTCTCTTTTCCATCTGCAGAACCCTCAGCAGACCTATATCTCCTTTTTCCTTGATAAGCAACTTAAGCTTTTCCTTTCTGATGCCGAGAAACTCATCCGGTCTTGTTGCTGTTTCGTCTTTGATGATTCCATACTGGCATTTGACAAGCCTCTCAGCTACTCCTATCAGGTGCATCTTCACAAGCATTTCAAGCTGTGGTGTACGCATGTAGCACTCAAGGTACTCAACCGGATTGCATACGCTCATGAGACTGTTTGTGTATTCCTTCATAGCACTGTATTGAAACATGGTCCCTGTCATCTCATCATATGTCTCCGGCAGGATTGGCCCGGAATTGATTCTGATGCTTGACAAGCCATATAGATTGCAATCATCCCAAAAGTCTTTTCCTACATACGGATCATGCTTGTTGTAGTCAACCTGCACCTTTTTGCCGGGTTCGAAATATGCTCTTGCCAGTTCAACCCCCGACAGCTTTTCATAGGCATTGTACATTTCATCGCCGTTCTCGCCGGCAATGAAGCCGAGTGTCCACTCTTTCTCTACTTGTATGTATCTCATAACAAAACCATTGTCCTTATATTTCTGACCAAGAAACAGATACCGGGTTTTTCTGATGCTGCCTTTTACTTTTCCTTTGCACTTGTACTGTCCGCGTGCACCACACATAGGACATGTGCCGAAGCTGTTCTCTCGCGGCTCTTCTATGTTTCTCTCAAACTGGTCCTCGTATGCTCCACTGCTTTTCCATCTTGCAGTGGTCACACCGCCACACTTACTGCAGGCTATGTCAGCCCGGCTTCCATGCTTCTTGTAATATAGAAAGTGCTCATCATGGAAATACGCGTGATCAGCTCTGTACAGTATTGCTTTTTCAGGTAGTGCCTTGGTGTTTGCCTGTCTGTCCTTCAGTGCTTCCTGGCGTCTCTTGCGCTCTCGCTCTACTCTGTTTATCCTTTCTGTTGATGTGATGTCGGCCTCGTATCTTGATATGTGCTCCCACCACCAAGAAGCTTCGAAAAGCTTGGTGCCGCAAAAGTTCTTTATCCTCTCAAGGTCTTCCGGGCTCTGCAGGATATTTTCATCTGTCAGGATTCCCCCGGTGTATGTTTCCATCCATATAGGTCTGTAATATGAAACATACTGGCGCGTCCATATATTTTTGTCCGGCCAGTATGTTCCGAAGTCCTTCTTGGTAAGTGTGATTCTCACCACAGGAATCTTTTTTGACTCCTTTTTATTTTCGTACACCTCAAGGAGCAGGTGTTTTTTATGTCCTATAATCTTGATTGCAGTAACCCCAATGTACTTTGCAGATTTTTTTCTGCTTATCTTCTGTAGTCCTAGGTATGGTATTTTTTCTATTGTTTTTTTCTTCATCTGTAGTGCCTACTTTCCCATGTAGTAGTCAGTGATTATCTTCTTGGCTCTTGCCATGCCCGGGATACCGAGCGTGACTTTGCTCGCCGATACGCCTGCTGCCTTGATGATATCCTTGTCCACCGTCTGCTGATTCTTGAAGGACCACATCAGGATGGCGGCTATACAGCCCTTCAATGTTTTGCCTTTCTTTCTGACATTGTGAGCCAGAAGCTCATTCTCCATGCATTGTCCTCTTAGGTACTCCACCCAGTCCTCCATGATTTCCTTTGGCTTAAGCTCTGCTGCCTCGACATCAATCTTGCCGAGTGCCGCCGTGAGCTTATCGCACAGCTCCGGGATTTCTCCGTTGGCGTACAGGTCCACGAAGTCAGCCTGTATTCCATTTTCTTTTGCCACTACCTTGAGGGATTCTATGTCACCCTCGTTAAGCAGGTTTTCTGCAAGCTCATTTATCTCACTAAACGAATCAAATTCTCCAAACTTATCAAACATATGGTTTCTCCTTTAAAAAACTCCATTTATCGTATTTTCGCTCTGCATCCGTAAAATCCGGATAAAACTCATCCAGATATGCTCTGAACATGCCGAGCATCTCTTTTCTATTTCCACTGTTGCCGTTGTCCAGCATATGATGGTGGTACCGGCATCCGACTGCTCCGTTCTGCCTGATGCCAAGTCCCATGGATGAGCGTGGTATGTAGTGCATGATGTCTGTTATATCCATCTCAGGGACTGCTGTCGGTGGCATCTCATAGCCTATCTGGCAGAATATGCACCGATAATTGTCACGCTCTCTTATGGCAGTACGCTCTTTTTGTGAAAATTCAAGATATTTTGTATATTTAGGCATATGGATTTTTCCTCTTTTTGTGCTATAATATTTTTATAATTTTTTCTTTTAGTGTTGTTTTTTTATGCAGAGTCCGGTCAGGAAATTAGCTTTTCCCGACCGGATATTTTTATGCCTCAATCTGCATGACATATGGTGTGTCGCTCTCCATGCGCTCATCCACATCCTGAAGCATGATATCCGTCAGCTCCTTGAGCGTGTCGAACATGCTGTCGGTGATGAGTCTCTTGTCGTGTCTTTCCTTCACTACTCCGATTATGTAGCCGGCTGTGAGTGCAGCTTCCTTTGCATCTGCGCTCTCCTCAATCTTTCCGATCATGCCGATGCACTTCTTAAATTCCTTATACTGCTTCATTCCTGCTGTGTGTTTTTTTAATAATTTCATGGTTTTTCTCCTTATGATGCTGCTTTCTGTTCTTTTGCCACCTCTGATGTCATGATGCCGATATCAAGTGGCTTCTCTGCCTTGATGGCAGCGTTTAACTGTTCTGCTGTTTCAATTCCAAGTTTTTTGAGTGCCTCTTTAAGTTTGTTCTCCATAAGTGACCTCCTAATATACCCAAATCCTCATTCCGATTCTGCTTATTACTTCTTTGAGCTTGAAATCTGCTTTCTCCGTCTTTATCACCTTCCTTTCGCCGGAAATCTTCTTACTAAGTCTCTTGCTGCCATCTGAAATGCCTGTTCTCTCTCGTCTCCTGTGGCTCTGATGACCTCCCGGCCGTTCTGTAATATTTTGATTATGTGCTCACCGTCTTTTTCCCTCAGTGTCATTGAGAGATGATACCGCTTTTGACGAGGCGAATACGCACTATAAAATAGGTCTGTCAGTGTTTTCAATCCTTTTCAATCCTTTCTCTCTTAAATGCTACTTGCATATTTACTTCCTACAGCCGTATACTTTCCTTACAGGCACTGCCATGCCGAGTAAATGAAAGGTAATCTTGCAAATGAAACTAAATAATGATTGTATTCGTGATATTCTTTTAACGCTGGAGGAATTATGTACATTCGAAAATAAGTTCACCTATGATATAGAGTCTCAACCTCCACATTTATTAGCAAAATACTCACGTGAAGAAGTTCTCTATCACATTCGCCAATGTGAACATTCTGCCCTGATATTAAAACCGCTTTATTGCTATGGTGGCGATATAGTAGAAATTAGTGATCTTTCACCATCTGGACACGAATATCTTGCTAATATCCGTTCCGACAATATTTGGAACAAGACAAAAAAAGTTGCTGGTGAAATAGGTGCTACATCACTATCCGCAATGGTTCAAATCTCTAGTCAGATAATCACTGCTATCATAAAATCACAGTTTGGGCTTACATAAATCCTTTATCACATGCTCTATCACAAATTTCTTGCACTCAACCATCTCCTCTTTTGATGGCTGAGTGTTCGTCTTTTGTATGATCCATACAATCAACGCATATTTTGTCCACTTATTTTCAAGCCACCCTATCAAGCAAGTTATCAATGCTATGATGAATATTAGTTTCAATTTTTCTCACGCTCCTTCCTAAATCAGCTTTCTCTCCGGTAAGCCCGGATGTATTCTTTATTGATTCAGCATGTTCTTGACTTCTGCCTTGAGCTCGACAAGGCTTGCAAGGTACGCTGCTTCTGTGAGGATTTTCTCTCTCTTGAGTTTCTGATACTGTTCCTCATTCCAGTCCTCTCTCGTGTTAGTACAGAAGCTGTTGTATTCTTCCTCTTTCTTGCAGTTCATCTCATCTGCTTTATCTATTTTCTCGAGGATTTTCTCGAGAATGAGCAATTCTTCCTTTGTCATGGCTTTTTCTCCTCTGCATCTTCAAATAAAGCTGGTCGATATGTTTCTTTCGCAATATGCTTCTTTGCCTCGTACCTCGATGTGATACAGCTTTCCAACTGTGCCATTGCCCGATCAAGCGCTTCCTTTTTCTCTTTGACGTTCGCCAGTCTGCCGAGTAGTTCTTTGTCCGAGACTTCTATTTCCAGTCCGATTCTCATTTGCTCTCCTTTTCCTGCATCCTGTCCAGCAACGTTTCCGTCTGCAGCACTACAGTCTTCATCTCTTTTGCGTCTACACCAAACTCTCGCATCTTCTCTTCCAGTGGTACCGGCTCATGGTCTTTCTTGGGGTACTGCTGATATATGCTCTCTGCAGCATGGAGTCCGTACCGGTAATAGCATTTCACTGCCAGCTCCGGTGTGATAGTTCCTTTTCCCTGTACAGTGCACCTGCTCTTGTCCTTGTAGGTGAAAAATATTTTCCACATGGTCTTTTCCTTTCTTAAATGCTACTTGCATATTTATATCTAACTTTTCTAAGGGGAGGTTTTTCCTCCTCTTATCTCGTCTAATATTTCATGCAGTAATGCGGTCTGGTACATTATTTCCTTTCCTATAACAGAGTCCGGATCTATACATACCGATTTTCTTTTCTTTTTTGCTTTTTCTCTCTTGATTTCATCTCTTTGCATTTCTGCAAACTTCGAAATTTGTTTATAAATTTGATTTCCCATATGGTTTTGTCCTTTCTCGTATTGAATCTAACTTTCACCGCCAACTCCGGTGTGATGATTCCTTTTCCTTTTACAGTGCATTTACTCTTGTCTCTGTAAGTAAAAAATATTTTCCACATGATCTTTTCCTTTTTATTTCGCTATATCAAATTTAATTTGATTCAATCAGCAAAAAAAATATAATCTAATGGTATTTTATATATCACCGCCAATTCTTTCGCTTGTGTAATAGAGGGTTTTGATGTTCCCTTTTCCCAATTAACCAAAGTATTTTTTGATACACTCATTGCCTTTGCTGCCTCTGTTTGCGTCATTTCAGCATTTACTCTAGCGGCGGCTAAACTTATCTGTAACTTACTCACTTACTTATTGCTCCTTTCCTTTTGTTGTCCTTATAGTATATCAAATTAGATTTGATGTCAATACTAAAATCCAATTTATTTTGTTTTTTTGTTGACTGTGATAAAATTTAATTGTATTATCAGTATATAAGGAGGAAATAAAGATGGTTAAAGATAAGCAAAAAGCTATTTTTTCAGAAAACCTTAATTCTTATATCGCAAAAAGTGAAAAGACACA